ACTTGAACTACTTGAACCGTAACTACTTGAACCGCTTGTTGTTGAAGTAGACTGTGTAGTTGTAGAAGTTGATGTGCTTGTTGTACCTGTAGTGCTTAATGTACTGCTTGTAATTCCTGCATTCGTTGTGGATGCGGTAGTAACTACTGCACCTGATGCTTTTAATCTCGAAGCAGTTATACTATCAATAATTTCTACGTCTGATACTGTTGCTCCTGAAATAAAAATTTCATCGCTTTCTGTTGTAATTTCATACAAACTACCAAATGCTTTTTCAGTTTGATTTGGTACAAGCACAATAGTATTGATATCTGGTGATACTGAATTCATAATGTATGTTGCTAATTCTGTAAAACTAAATTTGTCTCCGAAATCCCAATATTCTAAACTAAAGAATTCGTTGACTGCATTAATAATACGTAATTTAATATCATTATCATTTGTTACAATTGAATTATTTTTTACAACTTTAAATGTTGCTTGTAGATCAACATCTGCTTTTTCACCAAATAATATTTTATATTTTACAGGATGATAAATTACTTCATCACTAATACTTTTAATTTTATCTATTTCCGAACCAAAGTTTTGAAACAGTTCATCACTGCTTGGTGGTAAAGGTCTTGCATTAACTTGTCCTGCTAAAAACTTTCTAAAATTATTGTCATAAGTTTTTGTTAACAAATAAGTGTCTATCATATTTGTACTACTTGGATCTATTCTGCTATTTTCGTCTGCACTATGAACATATTGAAACTTAATGTCTCCTCTTCCAGGAAATGCTTTGTAATTTGTAACAAGTTTTAATTGTCCTGCTGTAGCATCATATGTTTTAAAAACATCTGCATCACTTAGGTAAAAAATTTGTCCATCATCGTAAAGTGATAAAGCACCTATTCCACCTTCGTTTTCTCTTGATACAATATTTTCTCTTGTATAGTTGTAATTTGTGCTTTGGTTATTTGAAATTTCTTCTTTTAGGAAAACAAATTTAGACGCAACATTTGTTGTAGGTTCTACAAAGTCATTAAACAAGTCTGGGTTATCAATAACTCCATCGCTGTCACTGTCAAAAAATCCTACTTCTACTTTTTTACTGTTAACGTAACCTTCTTCATCTCTAAATTCTTTTGTTACTTGCCAAGGATAATCAAATGTAAGTGCTTCTGTGCTGTCTGGCTTTTTGTTTACAGATAAAATATTAATTTTATCGTTAATTACTTGCCCTGTTCTGCTATCATAAATTTTATCAGTTTCGTCAAAGTAAAATTTAACTTCTTTATCACTTTCAAAAATATATCTCACACCTCTGTAAGTAACAGTATATTTTTCACCGTCAGTTTCAAACAATAATAACCAACTTGAATCTAAATTTTGATTTGAAATGTCACCTGCTTTACCCATGTTAAAGTTTGCACCAACACTTAAATTATTATTTAAGATTACACGCCACTCTCTATCAATTACACTATAACGTAAACCAAATGTTCTGTATGCAAAAATTTGGTCAATCATTTGTGTAATTACGTCTGTAGTTAAGTTTGTAGCAAACTTAGGTCTTACTTCATTTAGTAATGCACCTGTTGGAATAACTTCATTGAATATAATTGCACCTTGACCATCTTCATAATCTTCTGTGCCTTCGCCATTAACTTGTACAACTTTAGTCCAAAGATATTTTGTTGCTGACGGATGATCAGCATCTCCTGGCATTAAGCCATGCTGATTATTTTTCATAAAGTGCTGACCTGCTGGTGCAATAAATTTTACAAGTGATCCTGGCTCTAAATATTTCAGTGTACTTCCTGTAAATGTACCTACTGTAAGTTTTACATCTGTGTCGTCTTTTAAATATCCGCTTGAGTTATTTGTTTGTTTTGCAACTTGTGTCCATGTAGCATTTAAATCTTTTGCACTAATAATTGGAAACTGACTTAGATAGAAGTTTTTAATTAATGTATTTCTTAAAAGTGGTTGAATCAAGTTTTCAATTTTACCTTCTACATCTGTTTTAGTAGTAAAATCAAAATTTAATTTTTTGTCAAATACTTCTTTATATAAAGCACCGTCACTTCCGTAAATGTTTGTGCTTGAATATTTTCCTGTAGCATCAATTAAATCAAAGTATCTTGAAATACCAGAACTTGTTCTGTTTACACTTTTTACTTTAATAACTTCTTGACTTACTGCTCTTGGTGCAACATTGTAATCTTCACCAGTAATCATTCTGTTCTGTGTGTAATAAGTTGCAGGAGCATTTTCTTTAATGCTTAAATTTGTTTCAGGTCCTGATGCATTATCAACAGCATAATTTAAAGAACATACAAAAGTAAATTCTTCATTAGTCCCTGCTTTACTTAGATATGGAACACTAATTGTAATGTTTTGTAATTCATCAGGTGATATAGAATATCCTCTACCAAGTGCTTTTCTGTAGTATGCTCTAAATTGTCCTTTAGGTAAGTTTCCAAATGTTCCATCTGCAAACAATAAACTAATTCTATCATCAATACGTGAAAGTACTGAATAAACATTTCTATTTGATTTATTAACAGAATTATAAATTACATTGTTGCCTTCAACTGAATCAATTTTATCCCAACGCACTGATTCGTTACCATTTGAATCTAATTGATATAACCAAACATCTGTATTGTTAATATTTGTAGTATCAATAGCAACTGTTTGATTTGTTGTTGGTGTGTCAATTGCAAAATTACCATTACTTAATACACCTTGTCTAAAATGTACAAAGTAACCACTTGACGTAGATCCTGCACCTTTACCATCTTCTCTATATAAAAATGATAAACTGTTTCCTGGTAATGGATCTTCTTCAAAAATTCTGTCTGCTGTAATGCTACAAGGCACTACTTCAAATACAAGATTCTTTTCACCTACGTTTTTATTAAAACTATAAACAGGTAAATTTGTATTTGTTGCATTAAATCTATATTGCTCTGTTGTAATACCGTTAATTAATTCTTTTTTAATAGGCTTACCTACAATAGCATTTTCAGGTAAAGCAGAGTTTAAAATTTTTCTAAACTGTTCTGCCCAGTCTGGATTACTTGGATCATTCCAAAGTATTGTTTGATTAGCAAGATTAACTCCGTTGCTATCTGCAATATCTTCTGTAGTGCTTACACTTTCAAACTTTAATAATCCATTTGCTGATTGATTTCTTTTTGGATTGTATGATAATAAACGTGCAAGACGTAAAATACTTTCTCTACGTTCTGCAAGTTCTAAAAAGTTTTCACGTGCATTTAAGTCAACTCTAAATGCCAAGTTTTGCCCGAGGTAAGCAATAAGGTCAATTAGAGCAAGGTATTCTGAGGATTCAATATAGTCGTTAAAGTCTTCAGGATAGTTTTCACGCAAATATGCGATCATAGTTCTACGTAGACTATCAAAGTCATATGACTTAAAGTCTGCGTTTCTAAACGTTTGATATACCCTTTTCCAGTCTTCGGATAATAGTAATCTATTTTGTCTATCAGTGTTTGACATTCATTGTTCCTCGTTATAAGTATTTATTTGTTTGAGTAATCTGAATACTTAATTCTGTTACGCTACAAACGATGAACTTTGATCAAACTGCAATCGCATCTGCTCTGAAATGTTATAAGGTAGGTATTGCAGTTCACATTCTATTTGAATTCCACTTTCATACGAATCTACAACGATTCTTGTTGCATTAACACGCGGATCACTGTTTACGATCTCTGTTACATTATTTGTAATTGCTTCTTTAAGTTGTTCAGTTAACGGCTCATACAAAATATCCCAAATAATTGTACCAAATTCAGGATTTTCTAACTTTTCTCCTTGTCTGATATGAAAGTGGTTTAGAATATCTTGTTTGATTAATCCTATATCAAATAAAGTATAAGACAAGTTGTCAGGGTTGACTGTGCTAAGACCTCTATATGCTTGTTGTTTTACAACAGGCTGAGGCGTCTTATTGTCTTTTACGTTTATAGTTGATACTGTATTTTTTTCTAAACTGCTCATATCAATATTTATGTCCTATTATGCACCCTCTTTTTTAAATGTATCAGGTACTGCATCTACATCTGGTAAATTTTTAACTACTATCTTGTCATCAAGCCTATCCAGTTTAAGCGGAGTGTATTCTGTAGGATCCACGTTTTCGTGGTTGCCCCACGGCTCATGCTGTGGTAAGCGTTTGTGTAACGACGAAGTCGCGGTAGCGGTAGCGCCGGGTACCACGTGAGTGGTTAACGGTAGAATTGGAATTGCCTTTTGAGCAGTAGGTCCGTTCATATGAATGTTTGGTGCTGTTTCAATATGATCACCTCCACTGTTTATTTCAGTGGTTGCTCCTGCTGTAATCCAGTTGTGTCCTTCTGTAAGTATATCAACATCTCCTAACGTTGTTTGTTGAAAGTTTTTTCCAACCCGTGCTGTCATGTTAAACAGTGTTTCATGATGTATATCGCTCTCGGATAGGACATTAAAGTCTCTTCCGCTGTGCATATTAATATCTCTATCTGCTGTAATGTTTAGATCGTTTTCAGTGTGCATACTAATACTGTCTTTTGAATACACATCAATCTTACCATTAGCACTCATTTCTATCCATGAATTACCACTGCCATGTTCTATACGCACAAGATCTTCTGTGTTGTGCATTAGTATTTGATGACCTGTACGTGTACGCAATCTTGTAAGTTCATTGTGTGGTAATGTAACATCACCTTTTTCACCTGCACCTACACTTGCATATTCCTTTTTAGTTGTACTTGCCGGACCTTTTCTTAAAATTTTGTCGTCACCGTCATCAATTACAAATTGCGTTCCGCCAAGGCGGTTCATAGGAACATCTATGCTTACGCTTCCAGCGCCGTATTTTACTTTAGGCTTGCCGCCTCTTTTGTCGTATGCTCCTGGTGTGCTTATTCCAAACACCATGCTTGGCACTTCACGTCTTGCACTTGCTGTACTCAAGCCACGTGTGCCATCACTGGCTATGCCTTTGCGATAAAGAACGTCCATCCATTCTTCATTGATAGGCTTTTTAAATTTTGTAGGATCGTTGCCTTTGTTGTCTGCGAGATTCTTTTTGTTGATTTCACCAAGCACTGCTTTTTTAGTATTCTTTACCGCTTCTTTGGCTCCTTCACCTTTGGCACTGCCTGCAATCATACTGCCAGCAACTCTGTCTGGCATTGAGAAGTTTATAAAGTTGTCTTGCACACAACCTATCCACATACCCATATTTGCTTGACCTTCTATGAACACAACAATAACACGTGAGCCAACATCAGGTGGTGTAAACCACATTCCGTATGCCTGCTGTGTGAAATCAAAACCTTCGTTTTTAGTTACGCCGGCCGCTGGTGTTTGACCCATAAATGGTCCACCATACTTGACTTTGAATGTCTGTCCTTCAAATTGGTCACCACTTGAAGAATTTACTTTTAATAATTCTACTTCAAGACTGCCCATGTAGTTTGGATCAAGGTGTCCTAACACTCTGCCAATGTACGGACCACTGTCAAGTCTTATCTGTTTACCTGCGGTACGTTTTTCGTTAGCCATTAATCGCCTCCTCCAAAACCATCACCTACTTTGTTTCTTAAAAATGCTCTTTCTCTACGTGCCGCTTTTAATTCTGCTCTTCTTTTCTTAGATGCTTCTATTTCTTCTGCTGTCTTAGGAGCACGTTTACGTTCAGTGTATCCTCCGCCACTTGTTGTTGTGGTTGTTTCAGAAGTGCTTGTTGTAGTAGTTTTACTTGTGCTTGTAGTTGTTGTGGTTGTTGTATTCTTTGTATCTTTTTCTGTTACACTTGAATTGCTTTCATTCTGTGCTTCTTCTTTCGTAGGTTCTTTTTTGTTCACGTCTTTTTTCTCTGGTACAATTTCTTGGTTGCTCTTCTCACCTGCTTGTGCAGTAGGTTTCTTAGGATACTGATTAGGTCTTCTAACAAGTTCCAATACCTGTTTGAACTCACCGTTTGCCATAGTATTCTTAACTGTAATTACCTGATACAGTCCACTGAAGGCATCAACTGCGATTGTGTCTTCTGGGAATGCCATAAGTCCATTTTCTCTATAATCAATAGGAGTTCTAAAATTAAGCACAACATCAACTTCTCCATATTGATAGTCTATTCCGCCGTTTGAATCAAGATTAATAAATTGTGTGTTTTCCGAGTTATAATTTCCTATACCACTGTCAGCAATATAATAAGGGTCGCCCCAGATTGTTGCTTCAATTGTAATCATGTCTACATCACTGTTTACAATAGCATCATTAAATCTACGTGCAACATCAATACGCATATCATCAAGACTTACCGCACCACCAGCTCTGGCATCATTCTGGACAGTTTCTCCAGTTTTTCCACTAACCATTTGATCATTATCAACATCAGTCTGTACAAGTTTCTCCTTAGGTTCCTCTCCATCTTTTGCTCCTTCTTGATCCTGTAACTTAGGCAAATTACCAGGACTAACTGCTTTGAAGAAAGTGTTGTCTAAATTAATTTGCAAGTCAAGTATGTCATCATTTTTGCCACTGTAAATGTAATCATATTCTTTACACACTTGCGCCTTTAGTGCTTCTACACCATAAGGAATTTTGTCTGGTGATAAAAATTTTGCTTCGTGTACTTTGTATGGTAAAATTCTAAACACATAAATTCTTGGTGGTTTACCTGTTTTCTTTTCTGTAGCAGGATCTGTAATATTAAAAACCTGTGTGTCAATCTTAAACCATTTTTTCATACCGTTATTGTCTGATGCCGCACTTACAATGTCTCTGCCATATTCACTGAGGATTACAAGTTCTTCAATTATATCTTGAATACGTGTACCTTGTAAAAATTTAATTTCTCCGAGTCCTGGAACAATCTGCATTTGTGAACTACTTCTATTCCATACATTCTTTTCTTTATCATATGTAAATGATGCATCACCAAATGGTTGTTGTGTTGTACCAAGTTTTTCAAGAGCAAACATTTTTGAATTACCAATTTCATTACTGTTTCCTTCACCTGTTTGCTTTTCTGTAATTTCTTGTCCAAGTGTAGTTGTTCTTACCCGTGTTCTTAGATCAGCAATGTAGTCATCCATTTTTGGTGGCGGAGCACCTGCTTTGATCATTTGATATAGTCTTTCAATTTCTTCTGCACTTGCTTGAGATCTTGCCGCTGATCCTGAACTTACACTTACTGCACTATTTGTAGATGCTGTTGTTGCTCCAGATCCGCCATCACTTGTGTTACCATGCAGTTGTCCTGCACTTGCACGTTTTTTTGGAAATACAACAAAGTATTGATCTGCTGTACTAATTTTTCCATCAATGGCTTTTTGCCCCATGTGTTTGTTAAGTTCATTACTTAAACTTTTAGGACTACTTTGCAAAAGTTGTTCTAATGTTTTACCTGTAAGTGTTACGTCAACTGGTATAGATTGTGTTGCATCTGTAAGAGCACCTTCATTGTAAGCAACACCTTCAACTACATATGAACTTCCGCCTTCAGTAACTGCCAAGTCACTACCTACAAGTTTGAAAGGTAAATTTTTTCTTGCCTCTGGAACTCTAAATGTGTTGCCGTCTGAATCGTGTCCTACAAAATCAATAGTAAGTAAGAACGGTGCTTCAAGATAGTTTTCATGATTTGCTTGATAAGCACCTACTTGAAGTGCTTGTAAAAATAATCCCATACTGTAAGGTTCCATTATTTCAAGTCTAAAACCTACAGCATTGGTTGTTCCTTTTTTACGTGTTGGTGCAATTATAGTTTCTATTTCTAAACTATTACAGAAAAATTCTACTTTCTTTCCATTTGTTTCATAACCAGTTAGCACTTTTGAATTACCTAATCCACCGCCACTTTGTAATATAGCAATGCTTGGTTTACGTGCTATGTAAGTTCCGTCTGGATCATTTACTTCTTCATTGGTTAGTGCATAAAGTCCAAGTATGTAATTGTAACTTGCATACTTTCTTAAACTGTTAGGCAATGGTAAGTTAAGCACTCTACCGTCTGATGTGTACGCAATCTTTTGCGGAGGTACTTTTACTTTTTCTTGTTTTTGATTTGTTGTTGTTTTTTCAACTGGTTTATCTGTTGGCTTGTCTTCTGCAACTTTTGAACTTGTATCAACACTACTTGCTTCAGTATCAATACTACTATCATTTACAACTTCGTCAGCAGTATCATCACTGTTTAAATATTCATCTGTTAAATCTGCATAAGGATCTGCATCGTTTGCGAACGAATCACTTTTGCTCGTGTAACCTGGAGGTGCTGTTGGTTTGTCTGCCATGTTAGTTTCCTAACAACTGTCTTAATCTATCGCCCTTTGGAACAAATATATTAAGTCCTGCTCTAAAGTCATATATAGGATCTTTCAATTCGTTCATATTTCTTTGTGCAAATACCCACCAAAGTTTTGGAGAACCATACATATCGTATGCTAACAGATCTGGACGTTGATGATATTGAGGTTGTATTTCATATTTCACGTCATCTGAATCTTCAGGCACTGTACGTATCTTAAGAATATCAAGATAATCTCCGCTACGGATAACTTTTGTTTTGCCCCAAGGTGAATCAGTTGCCATTAAATAAATCCTTTGCCGCCTGCTCCAAGGTATCCACCTTTAGCAAACTTATCTAAACTAAATTTCTCTACATCACTACGTGAGTAAATTGGTTGTGCTGTAACTGTAACTTGACTTTCTACAGGACAGTATGCAATTTGTCCTGCTGTGTCTGTTACAACTTTATTTTTATTTGGAGGACCTCCAGTTGTTTCGCCTGTTGGCTCTCCTATCTTTGCCATATTGACTGCAATGTAATCTACATCAGTTGGCATATCAAGAGTGAAGTTTGTAATAATTACAGGAACATCTTTGAATACATAATCTCCATAACCATTCAATTTAACTACAGGCGGTGGAGCACCTTGATTACTTCCTTCACCGTAAAACATTTTTGTAATTGAACGTAGGTAATGTAATGCACCTAACCAATATTCGCCTTCTAAAGAATTCTGTACATAAAATTGACCAGTAATTGTCATCTGGTCCACACTTGAGTTCTGATAAGCAAAGAACGGATAATTACTATGTACTGGCGTAATTGCGTTATAACTTGCTTGATGACTCATAATAATAGTAGGCGTAAAAGGAAAACACAAACCTCCGGTTTCAACCAATCGGCCCATGATTTTGCTTTTCTCGAACGCTGGAATAGGAGGAATACTTAATTTGACTCTCCAATCTTTACCGTTTGGATCTACTGCCCAAGATGCTGTTGACAAAGAATTTTCTTCTGCTTGTCCATCTTTAGGAATAGTTCGAGATCGAATTCCTTTCATAAAACCTTTTGCTTTACCGGTTACAGCCGCGGCTGTATCACGTGCAAAAGAAGTAGCAGAGTTTATAATATTACCGCCACCCTTTGGTTTTACATTTTCATCAAATACTTCCATAATTTTTGGTATCCTTAATATAAAGTATTTATTGACAAAATTATCAGAGTAGTTTATAATAAGAACAATATACGGAGAAAAATACATGAAAAGAGTCAACTATCTGAACAATAAAGACTTATTATTGGAGATACACAAGTCCAAGAACAGTTATTGCAGTTTTACTGACGATTCATATCATCAATTTGATATAATATTACCAAGTTTAGATAGAATCAATGTTAGAACAATAGCAGAAGCAAAACGTAACAAAGCAAAAAGGTTATCATCAAAAGATTACGAAGAAAGAAAAGCAAACGGTGAAAAAGTTAAACAAGCCGATTGTGCAATAGATTATAGAAAAATACAAAAAGACGAATTAATTTTTAGAATTATGACATTTGACCATATTCCAGAAGAAAAAGGTCGTAAGAAGAATCCAAAAACAGTAGCAGATACTAAAGTTAAATTAAACTTTCCACCTTATCAACATTACAAGTTTGATGAGAATGACGAATTAGTTTGTGTAGGCAAAAGTCATTGGGAAGGCGGTATGAATAATGGACACTTTAATTTGAGTGGGGGTAAGACTACAGAAAAACTTGCTCGTATGTGGATGAAATTATGTGATAGATATGCAACACGTGGTAACGTAAGAGGTTACACTTACAATGATGAAATGCGTGGACAAGCAATTTTGCAATTAACACAGATTGGTTTGCAATTTGATGAATCAAAATCACAAAATCCATTTGCATATTACACTGCGGCTGTAACAAATAGTTTCGTAAGAGTTATTAACATTGAAAAACGTAATCAAAATATAAGAGATGATATTTTAGAAATGAATGATATGACTCCAAGTTACACAAGGCAAATGCAAGGCGATTGGGAAAGGCAACAAGAAGAACAAAGAAAAAAGATGGCAGAAGAGAAGAAATAAGTCGTTGACTTTACTTCCTTTCTGTAGTACAATTAATAAGAAAGTTCGAGGATTATTAGTTTGTTTAAAAAATGTGCAGTTTTTACAGATATCCATTTTGGATTGAAATCTAACTCAAAAGTTCACAATGAAGATTGTGAAGAATTTGTAGATTGGTATATTGAAAAAGCCAAAGAACATGGGTGCGAAACAGGCATCTTTATGGGCGATTGGCATCACAACAGAAATTCACTTAATATTGTAACAATGGATTATTCAATCCGTTGTCTTGAGAAACTTGGAAAGGCATTTGAACAGTTCTTTTACTTTCCTGGTAATCATGATTTGTATTTTAAAGATAAAAGAGACATTCACTCTGTAGAGTACGCAAAACATATTGAAGGTGTTACTGTTGTAAACGAAATAACTACTATCGGTGACAGCACAATGGTGCCGTGGTTGGTTGGAGAAGAATGGAAAAAGATTCCTAAAATAAAAAGCAAATATATGTTTGGACATTTTGAACTTCCAAACTTCTATATGAATGCAATGGTACAGATGCCAGAAACTGGAGAACTTGAAAGTAAACATTTTGTACATCAAGATTATGTCTTTAGTGGACACTTTCACAAAAGGCAAACGCAAGGAAACGTAACCTATATTGGTAATGCGTTTCCGCACAACTACGCTGATGCTTGGGACGACAAGAGAGGTATGATGATCCTCGAACAGGGTGGTACGCCACAATATCTCAATTGGGAAGAGTGTCCCAAGTATCGGACTGTCAAGTTAAGTCAACTAATTGATGAAAAAGACAAAATGTTAAAAAGCAAAATGTATCTACGTGTTACATTAGACATTCCAATTAGTTATGAAGAAGCAAGTTTTATTAAAGAAGAGTTTATGAGAAACTATAATTGTAGAGAACTTACACTAATTCCAAGTCTACAGGATGATCAAGTAAACACAGATATTGATATTACTAAATTTGAAAGTGTTGATCAAATTGTAGCAGAAGAAATCAACGCAATCGAAAGTGAAAACTACAACAAACAAACACTGCTAAACATTTATAACGAGTTATAAGATGGTATTGATTAAAGACCTTACAGTAAAGAACTTTATGAGTGTGGGTAATCAGACTCAAGCAGTAGATTTCAGTAACAGGCAACTAACGCTTGTGCTTGGAGAAAATCTTGACCAAGGGGGCGACGATTCCGGTTCTCGAAACGGAACAGGTAAGACGACAATTATTAACGCACTGAGTTACGCCCTCTATGGTCAAGCCTTAACAAACATTAGACGTAACAACCTAATCAATAAAACAAACGGCAAAGGAATGCTTGTTACACTAAATTTTGAAAAGGCTGGTGTAAAATATAGAATTGAACGTGGACGTTCACCTAATGTACTAAAGTTTTTTGTTGATGAACAAGAACAAGAACTTACAGATGAATCGCAAGGTGATAGTCGTAAAACACAAGAAGCAATTAATGACCTATTACAAATGAGTCATGAAATGTTTAAGCATCTTGTTGCCTTAAACACATACACAGAACCTTTCTTAAGTTTAAAAGCAAA